ACCAAGTTTCCTTCAGCCCAGCCTTGCTGTGACCATGTTAAGAATTCCTTCGCTGACAGCGGCCAGTCTAACGCTTCACCCAACTCTTGGTTAAATTCGTTAAACGTAAACCCCTGCGATTGCAAGTAGCGTCCATAACTGATCAAGAAGTCAACGATCTGTTGCTTGGTCTTGAACTCAGTGCCATACGGTATGTCTATCTTAACCCGTTGATAGTCTGAGTAAATTGTGGCGCTTGCTTCAAACACTGTGATAGTAATGTTGTTGGCTGATACCTCACTTGGGATGATTGTAAACACTGGGTTGGCAATGTTATACCCACTTACCGCGTAACCTGTTGCTGTCTTGGTAACGATCACCGCGCTGTAAGACAGTCTGTCAATTGGCGCTGATTTGTAAAGGTACACTGAGTAGTTTTCATCAGGGATGATGATTGAACTGTTTGTGCTTGATGGACTATTTTGCTCTGCGATGACCCTCAAGAAGTTCTTATCGCTGAAGCCCGCCATGCGATACGCTAACTTGACATCAAGATTTTCAACGAGTGGGGTAATCACTGAGTCAGGATCTAACCCGTTGGATGTTATGTAGTCAACGACCCAGTTCAAGTAGCCCGCATTGCGAGTAATAGTGTTGCCAACGTGCTTACCATTGATTTGTAAATCAAATTTTGTGGTGCGTTGATTATTTTCTGTGTTTGCGAATTGTCCAATATTGGCATTTTTTGTATAATTGTGTACTGACGACAGTTGTCCAAAGTACACCCCTGGGCGCATGAGCGCAAGCGCCTGCTGTACCGCGTATGGGTAGTTGCTTGATTTTCTCCACGCTGCCTCTACTGGGCCATAGTCACCAATCGCAAAGGGTTGCGCTGTCTTACTACCGTCAAAGTTACTTACCAAGAAGTCACTTGGCGCGCGAAGTTCACCTGAGTCCGTCACTGGTATAATGCTGGTTAGTCCTGGGCGGGCATAGTTTGTGTCAACCCCGGCCCGCTCACCGTCACGAATGATGCCGCGCTCTAAGTCACCCCACATCACCATGTTACCACCAGTGTATGGTGCTGGGCCGTAATAATCTTCCCACCAGGTTGGCTTTGACCCAAACCCTAAACATTCCCATGGGCGTTGGTGCGGCGCGTCTGTGTCATAGAAGTAGTAAAAAATCCCTCTCCAGTATCCTGGCAGTTTTTCACCATCAACTGTATCCGTCTGCTCATTGTAAGTCCATGACATTGGGTTGCCATTAGCGTACCATTGGTTGGTAATGTAATCAACCTTGTTGTTGCCAAGCCAGCGCAAAAAGTTGCGGGACACAATATTGTCAAAATTTGCTTTGGTAAAATCAGTATCTCTAAATTTGCCAGGTACTACTGAATTGATGTCAAAAGTAGCGTGGTCATATTTAACTTTCAAGTTATTAAAAATTCTCAGTTCAAGTTCAAGTAATAACTCATCCCTAAAATCACCAAACGCTGGAGTTATACTACCATCGTGACCGCGAATAGCCATAATTGGAGTAGTATAAGTATCGTCAAAGAATTTTTCAGGTGTAAACGATGGGTACAACCCTACCTTGGTTGGAGTTTCTGGAACATAGCATCCATCAGTGTTATTAAAGGTGACAATATGTATAACATCGTCATACACTAATCTCTTTAAGAATTTCACTGCTGGACGAGTCTGGCTAAAGATGTAATCTATACCACGAACCTGTTGCTTACCATTGACATACACTAACACTGCTTTATTACTTAAGACAGTATCATTGAATATCCCGTCAATTTCATACTCGCTAATTTCTTCGCTCAGTACTATATCAGTGATTACAGAGCGATTTTCATCGTACGGCACCATGTCACTGTAATACCATGGCATGGTTGAATTTTTCACGGCATTAAGCGACTTCATGATCATGTCAACACCAGTAACTGGATCAGTCACCCCAGCGTCAATGACCATCGCATAAGACTCTAAAAACCTATTCTTAAATTTAGTGTACTCGTTTTGCGCCAGTGTTATACTGTCAATAAAATTCGTCTCAGGGTTTAGCAAAAATACTGAACTATACGCTGCGGGGGCTGAGTGCTGCATTACCCTACCTGGTATATCTCTCGTGTACACGTCACGCAAATTGCTGCTGCCTGGAACATTACCCTCAATAAGTAAACTATTGCCAGCCACAGTCGTTAAGTGTGAGCTCATTTGCCCTAGACTTAAATCTGAAAATTGTGTGTTTAGCGCATTGAACTCAAGACTTGGAGGAACCTCATAGTACCCAGGAGATGATACAGAGTCTGAATCAATGAATATATCAATTTTATCACCAAATTTAACTAATGCTGGATCTATTTTTACAGTATATCGTACTCCATACATTTCTATGGTGTACGACGCTGGTTGTAAAATTTTGTTATTTACATATACACGTAACGTTGGAGAACGCTGAATTGGTTTTGGTAAAATATCAATTTCAAAGTATGATGTCTTACCATCACAGGTATGTGTTATCAACTGATACTGTTTTGTCTTTTCAGTATTCTTTTCCCATAAATTACACAATGACACCTCAGTGTGTGATTTAATTTTGCCAGCAAACATACTACCAATTTGGTAAGTAGTTTTCACCTTATTGCTAAACGTAGTGAAATCTTCAGTATCAAAATTATTTTGAAATACAATATCTCCAATATTTGAAAAATTGCGATAAGTCAACGGGAATCCCAATATCGGATCGTTCGCCCCCTTGCCCAATTTATATGAAAATATCTTATTTCCGATAAAGCTCGAAGTTGGGTAAAAATTAGAATCTGACGCGCTATGAAAATTATTGTCAAATATATCAAACAGTGGTGCTTGGTTAACCGCAGTCTTTTGCTGTGAGAGAACCCATTCATTACCGTCAAACCAGAAACTTGCCCCTACTACTAACCCAACGTTATCAGAAATCACTCCAACAAGTTCCATCCCAACTTTCATAAATTGCGATGGTAATTTTGAATAATCTATTTTTCGTAAATCTTTATTAAACAGTTCTGCTTGAGTGGCCCCCGGTAACTCTAATAATGGAACAAGGGTCCCAGATTTGGGAATAACTGACTCATTTGACAACAACACTTCATTTACTTGATCTACCAAGTTAACTTGCTGCACACCGGTTATTTTGATAACATCAAGCCTAAAGATCTTATTCTGAACTGAATCGTCTAGGTCTCTTGCAAAAATAATTCTAGATCCGTCATTGACCCCAGAGTATTCATAAAATGATCTAACATCATCGTGACCATCTTGTGGGGCAACGTCTGTAAACTCAATCCTTGACAACTCAACTTGATTCATAGCGTCAGTCACTGTGAAGTCAAGTATGTCAATGTTGTGATGAGCTATTGCGCCGTAGTTGAACAGTTTCAACTCAGGGTCAAACTCAATGATTGGGCGTTTAGCTCGCATCGATGGTGCAAGGTTAACTACTGTATTGTTATACTTTGCAGTCGCTATAATTACTTCAGTATGAAACCAACGATTGGATCTCGACCAAGCATTTCCATCAATGCTTGCCCGGTTGATCGTTATATAATCTGGATTTGGAGATCCAGTTAATCCTTTATCAAACTCACCATCATCATACCCATATAAATCAAACGGTACTGACCCTGCATCGTCATGAAATTCTGGGGTAATAAGATTGTCAACTAACACTAACCGTATCGCCGTGCCGACACCTTCTACATAGTAATTATTGTTACGATATTCTTCTTGAACTACGCTTCTACCAAAATTTATTTTTAATCCATTTGTAAATTCAACACCATTTGGACTAGTGTAATATTTTTTACCCAAAAAGTCAGTTACATCTAATGGATTGTCAGGATTTGTGACAATTTTAATACGACCATAATAATGTTGATCCGTTCCGTCATTATACCATAACTCAGTGAGTGGCGCCGTTAATAACGGGACTTCAGTCAATGTTCTATCATCACTGCGATAAAACTCTTTGGCCGCATACTGCGACCCCGATTTAATAAAAACCCGTTTGTGTAGAGGGATACTTGCAACTTGATTCAATTTAACTATTTGATCACCATCTGAATCAATTATTGAAATTTCCCATACACCAAACCGTGCATCACCGTAAATTGTTCTACCTGCAGAGTATGGGATAGTTCTGGTTGTTACTGAGGGAACGAAGGGCAAGGCATCTGTTGCTGTCCCATCTTCGCCCCAATTGCCAAACGCATAGATACCAGCCTCGCGCCAAGATTCTTCCAATGGGTCATTGTTAATAAAAATTAACTTCTTCCCAGGCGTAATATCTGTAACACCGTCTATACCACCATTGGCTATAATTTTTGTTAGCAGTTGATTGCTAATTTGTGAGAACGGTGTCGTCGACGCAAAATCAACATCAGTCGCAGCATACTCCATATCAGTGTAAAATGACTGTGCATCTTCTTGTGGCACAGTAAACGTTACAATTCCACTTTCTGCCCCGTTGTTATCAACACCATAAACCGCCCGTGTGTTGATGTTAGCTTGATTTTTTCTAAAGCCAGTAGTGCCAGGATCTGTTTGTATCCAAAATTTTGCGCCGGGCTGGTTCACATAAAACGTATACGTACCGCCACGGGCTAACACTATATCTGGATTCTCAGAATTTTTGGAATTGCTAAATTTATATGACTGTGTCGACTCATCGCGAGTTACAGTGAATGAACTATCAGTGTCAACGAAACCCGTAAAAACCTCAACCGGGTCTGGCCCTTGCGGTAACCAATAGTATTGGTTGAAATTTACTAACTTGTCAATGTCAATTAGACCAGTGAAAGAGTATGATTCATTAGTAAATAATCTTGATTGGTTTGATGCATCCCCACCATAGTACTCAATCTTACGTAATAAATCAGTGTAACTCCCAAAAAAGTGAATGTTTTTCTTGTCGTCAGTAGACACAATACTCGGCTCAAATTGGTAATTTGAACGTTCAGCACTTGGCTCAGGCAAATAGTTGTCGCTTGGCTTATATGTTGGTGCAAACTTACGACCAATATAACCGTTTAATTTTTTGAAGTTTGGCTCAGTTACTAACTGGTCAACTGTCGCGTTTAAAAACTTTCTGTTCGCAGGTGTTTTGAATATTTCTGGCAGAAAATTAATAGTTTTAGTAGACATTCAGTATCCTAATTTACACGGGTAATTTAGTATTTACCCCACAATATTCACGTTCAATTCAGCAGCCGTCACAGCACTGATAATTTCAACATTTTCAACAGTAGCGGCGCTAGTTAAAATTTCATTTGCCTCAGCATTGATCTGATACAAGTTACCAAACATTGATGACGGGTCAGCAGGCACGATAATAATAGACGAAACATTTGGTGTAAGAGCAGCATGCAAATATGCGCTCAACTCACTGAAGTAAAAACTCTCGCCAAAATCCCAGTTGTCAATGTCAAAGTAAGTGTTCAACGCGCTGATAACACTAGTCTTAATGTCGTTATCGCTGACGATTACTGACTGATTTTTCACTACCTTGAAAGTTGCTTGCAGCGGAAGATCCGCTTTGCTACCAAATAATGGTTTGAACTTCGCAGGGGTATACACTAGCGTATCGCTAACCGCTTTTATGTTTTCCAATGACCCGTAATTTAGTTTCAACTCATCTGTGGTTAGCGGGATTGGCTCAGGCAGCGTGTTAGTTGAGTCTTGTAACCAGCGTGAGTAAGCTTCACTATATGCTGCGGTTAAAATAAACATATCTACTAGATTATTAGCGCCTGGGTCAATTCTGCGATAATCTGGGCTATTGTGTCTGTATTGAAAATACAAATCATTACGACCAATTTTCGCAACGTAGCTAACTTTATTTTGCGTGGGGGTACCATTTATTAGTTCATAAAATACACCCTTACTACCAGTGTCAAGGTTAACCTCATCTTTAAGGTAAAATATTTGCCCTTCGCGATCAGTAGTTAAATCACGTTGCCCTAATTCATATAAGGTGGCTGCATCTGTTATAACATCAGTAATTGGGGTATACCATAAAAAACTATCTTCAGTGAAGGTTTTCTTAAAGAACACAAATTTATTTTGTGAAAATATCGTGGGTGAGACGATTGACTCAAATAATGTTGGGTCATCAGGTACCCCGTCAATGTTGTTGTCCATAAAGGTAACGTGTACTTTATTTTGGTTTAAGTACCCATCATCCTCAACTATGTTTTCGTAAATTTTCCAAGTATAGTCCATACCTAGCATCTTGCCTGACATGTCAGGGTGTGGATTTACTCTCAATACTTTAATAATATCAGGAATCGTAGTTCCAGTTTTGCTGTCATACACTCTAACTTTGTCGTCATAATAAAATTTTGTCTCGTACTTGCTTTCAAATACGTAGTCAGTGTTTCTAATATACATAGTATACTCTAACGATGCGTCATGTTTGAAATAAATTAGCCATCTGTAATCCTCACCAGTGCCCGAGTAAGTGTCATTAAATTTTCCATCCAACGGTGCGATAGGAAGATTATCTTGGGTAATAATTTCCCAGATGCTAGTAAAGTTATCGTATCTCAGCGCAAAACTTTGATTTGCTACTACTTTATCGCCAAGTGCTGCCAGCAGTGCAGTGCTTATGGTATTTTTAAAGGTGGCGCGAACATTTAGCGGTATAGCTCCAGATGGTACTACTTGATTTAAGGTTATTGTACCTTTACCATTGTTCATATAACCTATACCGCCGTTAGTGCCATCGCCAACTACACTAATCACAGACACAAATAAATATAACTTATCGCCATCATTGCGTGGTACACCAGTCATTATTTTATTTTGTGCATTGAAATATTTTCCATCACCAGCATAAAACTGTATCATTGCTCCGGGTGCTATGTGTTTAGAGGCAGTACTCGTTGAACTTCCTACTTGTTGAACTTGAGATGGTAATACGGCATTGTTTAAAAAATACCCAGTACTAGCATTAGTATCACGACTCTTAAATACCCACTCAAGTGATGTTAATGTGGTTGGTGTGAAGTTGTTTGTGTCATAGTAAAATTGTCGCATCTCAACAGAATTTAAGATCTGGTCTAATTCCTGATTCAAAGTATGCGTTACGTTAGCTAACGAGCGTACTTTCAACTTTCTTGACAAAACTTTTTCTTCTTTATACAGCATCCCATCCTGCCCAAAAATATTTGTGCTAGAGTATTTGCTACTTGCATCAATAACATCAAGATATCTGCTTACGCCTGAACTAGAGCGATTTACCGCCTTGACTTTCAGTATGTCAGGGAAGGTAGTGTAAGGTAGGATGTTGTAATCCTCACCCGTGATCATCCGCCCTTGTGTGTAGTATTGTTGCGGCGCTTTAGCGCGGATATCAGCCAATGACTCAGCAGCGACGCCGTTGGTCACGGTGTACTTCAACCCCGCAGAAATTGTCAAGGTTTCAACGGTCCCTGACCGTGACACGTAGTCTACAGACAGTGTAACACTCTGCATCTCGTCAGGTGTGATCTTGTAGGTGTTGCCGTTTGACGTTCTGAAGTAGATACGATATTTTCCGTGGGGGATGTTTGAAAAGGATCCATCACCAAATACTAGATCAATCTGATCGCCCTCAGCAGTGTTAACTTGATACAAGTTGCGTTCTGTTGCCTTGTTGTAAATTACGTTGATACCCGCAATAGTCGGGACTTTCTTCCATTTAGTAGTGTCAACGTTTGCAGGATCTAACTCATACAGCCACACGTCGCTATTGTTGATCTTGTTATAACCCACGTTCAATACTCTGTTTGCTAGTGCCTCAGAAATATTGAACTCTACCTGCTGCATTTGACCTTGTTTGAAGTACAAGAAAAACCCAGTGTTGTTGCTACCATTGCCCTGATTGTCATTGCGATATAAGATGTTAAACTTGCTGCGTGGGGTTGGGTCCGATTCATATAAGTATGGCTGGCCCGCGCTGGTCACGCTAACTGCCTCAAATGGCGTCACCGCCCCGCCAACGTTTACAGAGAATGGGTACACTGGGACTCTGCCCGACGTAATGTTAATGCTGTACTCATCATTTTTTACACCGTTGATTGTCTGAGTGTTGCCTGGGTTCCCAATGATTTGACTGTTTACAAACGTGGCGTTTAGTAAAATTGAAAACTGTTCATACCAGTTGTCGTTTGAAATGTCATTCCACTGTATTGGTAGGTTAGCTAAATTCAACCCGTTTGAGTCATACAATGTTTCTGTGCTCGTCACTGAGTTGATTTTCAATAACCCGCTGGCTGCGATGTTTCGTTTTGGATTGTAATTGATCAGCTTCGCTAACTTGAGTACACTGTCTCTGCGCTCTGCTGTATCAAGAAAATTTTCGCGGGCGTTTAGCTCTGTTCTGAACGCCAAACTCTGCCCTAAAAATGCAATCAAATCTATAAGCGCGATGTACTCACTTGATTCAATAAAATCGTTAAAATCCTCAGGATAGTACAGTTTTAAGTAATCAAGCATTGATTTGCGCAGAGTCTCAAAGTCATACGACTGAAAATCAGCGTCGCGAAATGTTTGATAGATTTTTTTCCAATCTTCAACAACTAATAAACTATTTTGACGATTTGATGACATAAAATTTACTCATTTTATGTATTTATCATCGTTGAAATATGCTATGTTAATTATTGTGATTTTCGCTCAAAATTGATGAGCATTTGATCAGATTGATTAGTAGGTGAAAATGTCAGATCGAGGGACACCTGTATCCCGTGCTCGTACTCAACGATATTCACGGTATCAATAATGAGTCTGGGGTCGTAAGACACTATTTTTTGCAAGTCGTCAGTAATTGCTTGCTTAACATCTGGTGTCATTTGCTCAAATAACATACCCCAAATAATAGTGCCAAAATTTGGATTCATCAGCTTTTCACCCTTGCGAATATGCAGGTGATTTATCAAATCCTGCTTTGCAAGGTCAAAATCAGACAATCTAAACTTTTTAGAGTTGTTGACTGTTGAAAATCCGTTATACATTGACATATCGTATTTATCACCTAAAATTATGCTGATGTTGGTGGGGTAGTGTTAACTTTTGCTGCCAAAACTGTGGTTGCATACCTTCCTTTGTTGTAATACGTATCCCCAGTTGTTCCGTTCGCGTCAGACCCGCCTTGCCCATTAGCCCATTTTTTCGCTCCGCCGGCGCCCAATAAGTGCGACACCGCTAATTTTCCAGCTACATCTTCGGGCGGAGAATTTTTGTCAATGACGTTAAGTTTTGACAAAGTATTGTAATTTCGGCGTAGATTTTCATCCATAATTTTTTCTTGTACGTCGTGCGCCGCAAAAAAGTCTTGTTTACTCTTCAACCCATCTTTGCCGGTCCAATTTGCAGGGTTATTGAGCCCTTGCAGCGTGGTCCCCGGTTTAACATAACCTTGATCCGCAAGCGCGGTAGCGCCGAACTGATACTTGCCAATGTACCCTAACGTAGGCTTTCCATTTACCATCTTAGTATTGTCAGCATTGTAATTCATACCAGACTCGGACTTGCCCATCTGAGCTTTCAACGCAGTCAACTCGGCTGGAGTTAATGTTCCAACACCGTGGGAACTTACTGGCTGGGCTGCAAGAGTACTTTCGTCAGCTTTACCTTTAATTGGGGCGCCAGATCCAATAGCTGATGGCGGGACTTTAGCTGGGCTTGAACCAGATGACCCACCAGATGAGCCAGATGAGCCAGATGACCCACCAGATGAGCCAGATGACCCACCAGATGAGCCAGATGACCCACCAGATGAGCCAGATGACCCACCAGATGAGCCAGATGACCCACCTGGCGCCGGTGCTGCACCACTTGCAGATACGTGCCCTAATTTAATACTTGGCTCATGAGTTGGGATCGGTGCTGCTTCAGGTATAGTAGTTTGTACCGTAGAAGTTTGCTTCCATTTAAAAATTGGCGCAGGTTGTGTGGGAATAGTCTCAGCGTGTTTAACTACTGGGATATTCACTGGGCGAGCTGCGGCTGGAGCGGGCGAAGTATTTAAGTGTATTTGCCCACCTGAAAATACTAACTGGCTTGAGCCAACCCATGACCCAACAGTGGCGGCATCTAATTTTAGCGTACTCCCTGACGCTATGTCAACCTTACCGCCAAATTCAGTCAGGCTGACTGACGCATTGAGGCTGATGTCTTTAGCTTGCTCCTTAATCTTGTTCACAGCATACATATTGATGTCGTTTGCTGCGTAAAAATTTATGTCTTTGTCAGAGTGTAAGTTGAAATCTTTTTTCGTGCGGATATTTACGTCAGACTCAGCATAAAAATGCATCTTGCCATCCTCAGTAAATTCCATCCAAGCTGTGCCAGCAGAGTTGGAAATATAAATTACTTTCTCAGTATCGCTCATCAAAATTTGGTGGCCACCAGCCGAGCGCAATCTCACAACTTGGTCCTTACCATCAGAATCACCGTCATCCATGATAAACGTATGGCCGCCTCGACGGTTCAACACCGCTTGGGTGTCTTGATCTTTTGGGTCAGGCCCTGGCCTACCTGGTGTGCTGATACCAAAGACAGCACTTGGGGATTCTCGTTGTGATGAGCTCGATATTACCCCGCGTACTTTGTCGTTCTCAAGCCCCTCACGGAGAAGCCTGAGCATGATGTCGTCGTGTATTGGTTTGGGGATGGTTAAAAATTCACCCCAGCGTTCCTTAAACCCTTCGTTCACATCATTGAATTCTACCACAGGGTATGGGGGTGCGTCACATGCCGCAGACAATGCAGCATCCTCTGGTAATTTTATGATGCTACTGCCACCATAGGCAGGTAATGCATGCTGAGTTAGTTCAGGCATCACGCAGGCAATCCAGTACCCGCGCTTAATGTCGCCGTTTACAAATATCACCAGTAAAAAATTACCAATGTCTGGTGGAGTCATCCACATCCCATACGTGTGGTTAACGTGTTTGTAGTCGTTGAGCTGCGATTTTTTCGTCTTGTACGATGGCCAGCGTGTTGCCCCCATGTATGGAGATGCGTACTGAATTGTTATCCAGTGTGAGGATTCGTCCTCTTTCCCGCCAAAATCTGGGATGAACACTTGAACACGCCCAGATCTGTTTGGGTCCACGTTGTTCTTAACTATCCCAATGTAAGGGCCAGGTGTAGACACTGCACCAGTTACGACGTTTGGGTTAGCCCATGATGGTGGTGTGTTTCCAATGCGTTTGTTTATAGCCATAATCTAAAATGTTTGATATATTTACTTATACTTGGGGAATGCTGCTTTAAGATCATTAGCTAAACTATCAGCGGTGCATGCATTAGTATTGAAGGGGGTTAATTTCCCAACCACATCAACATCAACCGCACCTATATTTGTAAATCCTGAGCCAAGTGCAGTATTTGCAGTAGATAACGTATTAGTTGCTAATTTTAATTTATCAGTGGCTGTTGCCGCGGTGTCCTTGACACTGTCCATAACTGACGCTGGAATATCTGTGCCAGATTCCGGTAAGGTTTTAGTAATGTCAGGGACGTAAAAATTTGGCATCGTTGAGGAGTCAGGATTCAATGATGGGACCCGCAAATCACCAGGTAATTGCAATCCCCCTAATTCAGGGCGCAATGAATCAGCTAACGACATTCCACCAAATCCAACAGTGGATGATGCTGCTGATCCTGAAATCCCTTGTGTTGGTTGTATCCCTAACCTTACTGTTTCAAGTGTCTGTTCAAATTTACCATTTGCAAAGGTTGAAGTTACTGACAGCACCTTGTATAATCCTGAGTATGATGAGGTGACATATGAGCTGTCTCTTGGATCTGCAAGCCCTCTATCATTGTAATCTACTGGTGTTTTAAAATTTAGCTCAATACAAATCTCACCAGTGTCCATAACTATACTGCCATTTGGTGTAAATTGTGCTTTTGATCCTGACGCATCAGCATAAAAAATATCATCCTGCTTGATAAAATCAGGATCGCCAACGATTTTCAAGTTGACTGATAATAAGTCTCCAGCCGCACTTAGCATCTGCTCCGCCAATGCTGCTTTGTCACTCAATGAATCTCCGCTCAACGACACCGCGTTTATGGCGTTGGGGACATAAATTTGTGTGCTGCGAAATTCTGGAATAACATTCGCAGCATCATATTTGTTTTTAACATGGTTGTTTAACTGCTTCTGCTTATCAATAATTTTAGGGTCTTGCGATTGCGCTGAGTCAACCCCTTTCACGATTGAGTCTTTGTTGGCACTGTGCGCGGACCTAGCGGTCCAATACAGTGCGTCAAATTGAATGTCAAAATCTAAAATATCCTCGTTCTTACCAGTAAACATATAGTTGTACACTTTAACACGCCCCTTTGGCATACCCATTGGGGCATAGGGTATTTCTGTATTGTAAATTACCCATGGTACAACACGGTAAATAAATTGTTTTGCAAAATCGTTACGTTTATTATCGTAATTGAGTAACTTTATTCTTGGGATAACTTTAAACCACTGTAGGGCATTGCCATCTTTGACACTCAGCATTTCCGAATCAGGGTCAGCTAATTGCGACCTAATATACTCACTGTTTCTTAACGCTAACCCAATAACATCGACAATAGAGGTACCTTGGTTGATCGCGATAACTGTCATTGTCTGTCCGTCTTGCCAACGCTTTGTTTTTAACCCTTCCTGCTTTTCATCAACTTTTTCCATCCGAGTTATTGATGTCGGTAATGTCGCAGGGTCTGGAAACAGCGATCGCCACATTTTGTCATCACTAAATTCAAATTTGATTTCATTTAATACGTCAAATTTACCATCTTGAATCAAATCTACGTACCATTGATTCATTGCGTTGGCATAACTTTTTACCTCAGCCGTAGCAGCGACAGAATTGTTCCATGCTACTTCCAAGTTTCTTATTTCTTCTTCATCTCGCATGAACGATTCTCTAATGGAGTCTGATACTGGGCCTTTTGGTTTCACTCGCTGGTTATATTCCGCCACTTTGTCGGCTAACACGTTTTTAATAATGTTAGAGGCTTTAATTTCATTGACTACCTCTTCGTTAGCAGTAAAAAATTCAGCAATATCTTTCGCTCGCACTTCTAATTTAATTGGGGTAGTAGCTGCACCAGCCTCCAAAAACCCACCATGGTTATATGGCACTGCTTCAATATCATAAGTAGCGCCTTTAGTATTCACTTTAGTAGTAAAAGATATAAATTGGATAGGAATTGATTTAGTAATCTCAGATAATTTTTCTGCAATCCCTTCGTCTGTATATCCAAAGAAATCAATTTGGATCAAATATGGCATTGCCCTAAAATTTTCAATCCCTAAATCTCTAGCAGCGTTAATCAGACGTTCCAATAACGTCATGCCATACGGTTCAACTATAGTAAACTTCAGTTCAATGGCATTGGAATTTCTAGATTCTCTTGACATACCAATGATAGTAGTCATTTCCAAATTATCAAAATAAAAATCATCTTCAAATTTGGCATTGCGTTTAAACGTTGCATCATCCCTTCTGCCTGCCCCAGCTATTAGCACGTTTTTTGGTACATAACTTCCTGGATTTTCATTTATTAACGCATAATCTTCTTTAGTCAACGCATGCAAACTTAAATTGTAAGTATATGAAGCGTAATATCGCAGTGGGTTGCGAGCTGGTGTATATTCTGGAATATTTGACGCGTTGACTGGGGCTGCCGTGGGTGAGGATTGTGCTGACGTATCTGCATTATCCCCTAATATTTCAGCATCAGTTGGCTGATCAAGTTGACTTCTTTCTTCAGCGTCTAATCGTGCCGCTTCATATGGGTCATCACTACCGCCCAATATTTCAGCATCAGTTGGTTGTGGTAATTCACTACGATCTGCCGCTGCCAATCGTGCCTCTTCATATGGGTCAATTTCTCGTTCAACTTTGAATTTACTAAGAGCTGTACCTGCTGTCTTGGCTGCGTTAAAAAATTCAATGGTTGGTTGTTTATCTAAAGAAAATAAACCATTGTTTAACCCACCAATGATACCAGATACGTCTACGTCATTGAATGATGGCATATTACAGTCCCAAATCTGTTACTAGCGTATCTTTTGCTGGCAAATAAATTTGATTGCCAGTGACAAAATCAAATAACGGATCTTTCAACGTGTTTGGATTTCTTGCGGCAAATACCCACCACAATGCTGAGTCACCATAAATGTCATACGCTAATAAATCTGGGCGCAAATGGTAAATCCTATCAATTTGGTATAATTTGTCAGATGCTAACTTTGTAATCTTTCTTTTGTTGCTAACATCCAAAAAATTACCGTAGAATCTAGTTCCAAAAAATGGGCTTGTTTTTGAGTATGTAACTGCCATTATAGATATCCTTGATCAAGAAGATTGCCCTTGGCAAAATCAGATAAACTAAATCTTGATACTACTGATCTGCTGTACACTGGTTGCAATGTAACTTGAATAGTGCTTTGCGTTGGCAAACGTGTAACTTGGCTTGACCCAATTGGGTATACCTCAATGTAGTCCCTATCATCAGGCAATGTGTGTGTAAAACTTTTTATAACACAAGGCACGTTGGGAAAGTAATGCGCTCCATACCCTGTCAATTTGACCATTGGGGGTGGAGTCCCTGCTCGCGGATCTTGCCCCCAAAACATTTTAGTTGCCGCTCTGAAAAAATAAATTGCAGCCAAAAGATAACGACCTTCCTCAATATTTTGAATTGGAAATTCTCCATTCAACTGGATTTCTCCAATCTCACTCCCTTCATAAAAATGCATGCCATAATTGCTATGAGTAAGTGAGGATGATGCATATCGCGCAGTATGAGCCATTTGAATCACTGGCGTTACTGGAAATATCACACCATTTGTATTTCTAACTGGAGACAAGAAATTATTATTTGCGTCATTATACAAAAAATCAGTGCCACTGAATAACGAAACTTTGACTCGCCAATCTGTTCCTTCACCGCCACTGCTACTTGCCCCGCCAAATGCACTAGCATCACCAGTTTTTAAAAAATTGACATCTGGGACTGCTGCTTTTGCACTACTTGAATTTAGACCACCCAATAACCCAGCCATAGATTTTCTGATATTGCTAGGGTCAAATGAGTTAACCGCGTTCGATATGCTGGTTTTAGCTTTAGCTAACACATCACCTATGTTTTGTGCAGTATTAGTTAATGTGGAAGTGATACCTCCCGACG